GGCGGTACCAATGAATTCAAAGGACCAAAAAATTACAAAAACAAAAAATCATACCATTCGTAAAGAGAAAAGAGAAAATGACCGAGTGCCCTTCAGTAGGTCAGAACAAGAGTTTTTTCTCTCAAATCAATTCGCTACCGATAGCATTATAGAAAAGTTTGCAGACGACCAACTTCAGTTCTTTAATGAAAATCAAGATGCTTGCCATGTTGAAAAATATAGAATCATGCGCGGCGTTGCTAGCGCCACATATCATGGCTGGTTAACACGAAATCCTTATCTAAAACGTATGCACGCTTTCTGCGTAGAACTTATTGCTCTGCGACGTAAAGAAAAAGTTGCTAATTATGATCCAAAGTTTCTTACCCATACACTTCATATGTATTGCCCACGCCATGATCAGGCTAATAAATATAAAGCCAAATTAAAGAACATTGAAGAAGAGATTAAAAACCAAACGCTAACCGTGGTATTTGATGATTATAAAGAAAGCGATAAAATTGAAAAACCTGAATAAAATCATTTTTTGCCCTATAATCAATCATAAAAAACAATAACACAACATTAAAGATTAATTTATATGGCACAAAAAAAGAATCTTCTGGATATACTTGGAGCGATAGATTATATAGCTTAGAATGTTAATTTATACAATATTGGAAGCGTATGACATTTGAAGAAAAAATTTATACTCTCTTTTTTATATTTTTAGCATTTATAATTACCATCTTTATTGGTACTAAATTATTTAGCTTAGATATCTTTTATCTTGCATTTTTGTTTTTTGGAATTCCTATTATTGTAACCTCTATTGTATTCTGGTATGACCTTATTAATTCGTTTTTCTCTTAATTATGAAAGGCATTTAAGTGACTTCGACTATTTTTATGATCTTGCTCGCATTACTTTTATCAGATATTCTTATTTCATATAAATTATATAAACAAAAAATAACTAATAATAAATATGTTGAAAAATTAAACAATACAATTCTTATACTTAAAGAAGATATAATGAAAATTAATATAACCCTTGATGATAAAATAAAACAATTCATTATAACAACACTTAAAGATCTTAAAAATTCTAGAAAAAAAATTATTGTTAAAAAAAACACTACAGTTAAATCAGATAATGGATGAAAAAATTATAAAAGTTTCTACTTTTGAACCTCGATGGTATCAAAAAGATCTTATCAATGCTTTAGAACACCAAGGGAAAAAAAAGTTTGTCATAGTATGGCCTAGACGCTGCTTATCTGGAAATACTCATATTATTATGATTGATGGATCATGGAAATTTTTACGTGATATACAAGTTGGTGACAAAATTCTTTCATGGAATGGTAAAAGATTTGTTCCTGATATAGTAAAAAATAAATGGTCTACTGGTATAAAAGAAACTAAAATTATACAGGCACCTGGATATATTCCAATTACTACATCATTAGATCATAAGTTTGCTGTAGTTAATAAAACTATTGAAGATATATGTTGGATAGCAGCACGAAATCTTAAAGAAGATACTATTGTTTTAAATTATAATAATAATTCTAACTATTCTTTAAATAAAATTAAAATTAAAGATGGTAAACCAGAAGAATTATTTGATATAGAGACTACAATTAATCATAACTTTATAGCCAATGGATATATAGTTCATAATTCCGGAAAAGATGTTGCTGCTTTAAATCTTATTCTTAGACAGGCATTTAAACGCGTTGGAACATATTATTATCTTTATCCCAAGTATGAACAATGTCGACGTGCAATCTGGGATGCTATTTTAATTACTGGTGAAAAATTCTTAGATTTTATTCCACATAATTTAATTGCTAAAAAAAATAACGTTGAAATGAAAATTACTTTAATTAATGGAAGTATAATACAATTTAACGGTGCAGATAATGCAGACTGTTTACGCGGAACTAACCCAGTAGGAGTTATTTTTTCAGAATATAGCAGAGTAAACCATCCTGAAGCTTATAATGGTGTTATTGCTCCAATTCTTGCTGCTAATGGAGGATTTGTTATATTTATCTCAACACCAAATGGCCACAACGCCTTTTATGATGTATATCAACATGCAAAGTCTGGTAAAGATAGTGAGTGGTATTATAAAATTTTAACTGTTAATGATACTAAACATGTTACTTTAGATGTATTAGATAAAGAAAAAGAACGAATGTCTGAAGAGATGTACTTACAGGAATTCTTCTGTAGTTTCTCTATAGCTAATACTGGTGTATATTATGCAAGATATCTTGATAAAGCATATGCAGAACAACGTATTGGTTTTGTGCCACATGATTCTTCTTATCAAGTATATACTGCTTGGGATCTCGGATTTCGATGCCCAAGTGTTATTATTTTCTTTCAGGTTATTGGTAGAAAAATATGTATTATTGATCTCTATCATAAAAACAATGAAGACTTATCACATTATGTGAGTATACTTCGCTCATATTCTGAAACTAAAGGATATCAATACGCTAAGCATTTTGCTCCTCATGATGCAAAAAATCATGAATTAAGTACTGGAAAAACAAGATTACAAATATTAAAACAACTTGGTTTAACTATGAAAGTTCTTCCAAAATCGTTATTAAATGATGGTATTGAAGTTGTTCGTCATACATTTAAAAGAATATTCATTGATAAGAATAATTGTTCATTATTATTAGATGCATTAGAACATTATTCAAGAAAATGGGATGATAAAGCAAAACGATTTATTGATAAAGATAAAGAAGACTGGTCGACCGATTATGCAGATTGTCTTCGCTATGTATGTAATTCACTTCCTTATATTGATACTAATGAACGATCTCCTGAAGAATTTGATAAGCGATATAAAGAGTTAGTATACGGCAGTAATTCTAATCTTCCTCCTATTTTTAGGGATTACTGATACTTACGTTTATTTTAATTATCAATAATAATTTCTATAACTTAAATGTTTATTTGTTTTAACATTATATTATATATATAAAAATCAATAGAATAGGAGTGGTTAAATGGCTTTATTTCCTGGTGGTAACAACATAATCACGTTTAATAGTGACGATGCTCCTGTAAGAGAAATGATCGAGACATTTTATAATGATGCCATGATGGTTAATCAAAATTATTGGCAAGAGGCTAGTGTTGATGCAAGATTTAATGCAGGAGATCAGACTTTATGGAGTGAATTATATAATGTTCCTATAAGAACCAGAAAGAATTTTAGTTTTAATCATATTAGACGCATATCAAATCTACTATCTGGATATCAACGAAGAACTAGAAAATCAATGATTGTGACTCCTGAAGAAAATTCTGGTCAAGAAACTGCAGATCAATTTACAAAATTATTATCAGTAATATCTAGAAATTCAAATATTTTAGATGTTATTTCAGAAGCATATAATGGTGCAGTTGTTACTGGTATGAATGTAATGCATATATGGGTTGATTATAGAAACGATCCTATTTCTGGAGAGATTAAAGTTGATAACTGTAGTTACAATAGTTTTATTATGGATCCTTATTTTAGAAAAAGAGATTTAACTGATTGTAATGCAATGTGGAAGCGTTCATTTCTACGTAAAGATGCAATTATTTCTCTTGTTCCTAATAAAAAAGATCAAATTGAAGAAATGAGTGCATATTATACTGACGGTAAATTTCCTTATATGCCTGAGAATGGTTTTATTGATAAAAACTTATTGGCATATGATGAATTTTATTATCGAGCTTATAGAAAACAAAAACTTCTTGTTGATGTAAATCTTGGAGAGACATTAGAATGGACTGGTACTGATGAATCGCTTCGTGAATTTTTAGCTCAATATCCACAAATAGATGTTATAGATACTACTATACCAACTGTTAAACTAGCATTATTAGTAAATGGTTCAGTAATATTTAATGATTTAAATCCAATTGGATTAGATACATATCCATTTGTCCCAGTATTTGGTTATTTTGATCCAGACATTGATAATTATCCTTTAAAAATACAAGGAATCGTTCGTGGATTAAGAGACGTACAATATTTATATAATCGTCGTAAAATTATTGAACTTGATTATGCTGAATCGCTTATTGGTAATGGATTTATATATAAAGAAGATTCACTTGTTGATCCAGATGACCCAATGAAAACTGGTAATGGAAGAATGATTCGATTGAAGCAAGATGCTGATATGGGAGATTTTATTCCTATTCCCAAAAATGATATTCCATCTTCATGGCCTCAGTTAACTGAATCTTTAGGAAAAGAATTTAGAGAAATATCTGGTGCTTCTGAAGAAACATTAGGTGTTGCTGATGATTTTAAATCAGCTGCTCTTGCTCGATTACGTTCTGGATGGTCATTGGTACAACAACAAACACTCTTTGATCAACTTGATAGTTCGCAACAACTATTAGGTGAATTAATGGTTAAAATAATACAAAATAACTATACGCCAGGAAAAATTAAGAAAATATTAGGTGAAGAACCAACACCAGAATTTTATAATAAGAAATTTGCAAAATATAATATAGCTATTGAAGAAGGATTTGATACAGCAACACAAAGACAATATGAGTTTACACAACTTGTTGTACTTAAAGAGATGGGTATCGAAATACCTGATTCAGCATTAATAAATGCTGCAGCTATACAAAATAAAAATGATCTTATTGCAGCAATGGAACAACAAAGTAAATCAGTTCAACAAGCACAAGAAGTACAATCAAAACAAGATATGGCTGAACAACAAGCTACTATGAATTTATTAAATGCCCGTGCAGCAGCTGATCAATCTATGGCACGACGACGTGATAGCGAAATATCTAAAGATAAATTTGATATGATTAATGAAACTATAAAAACAGCTCAAAATGAACAAAAAACAAACATTGAAGCTATTAAGGCATTAAAAGATCTTGAACAAGCAGATCCTAATAAAATAGATGAGCTTGTAGAACTTATGCAAATTATACAATCTGAAAGAGATAATGTTCAGCAACAAAAATTATTTGAAGATGAATTAATGGAACAAGAAATGGCACAACAGCCAATTGCAGATACAGAATATCCAGAGCAACAGGCATTTAAGGAAGAGATGTTACAACCTAATGAGCAGGAATTTAAACAGGATGTATTATAGCGATGTTCTTTTTAAATACGTTGGTTATATTTAAATAGTTATGTTATGTAAAAGCAAGTGGTTGAATATTAATATTTTAACTATATATAGGAGTAATATTATGGCTAAATATAAGAAAGGCATGTCATCACGTGGTAGTGGTAATGACTTTTCTAATTTCAATTCAGGCTATTATGAGCCATTTGCAGGGTATCATAATTCAAATGTTGATCAAATGGCATATTGGAATATGATAAATACACCTATGGGAGTTATTCCAAAACAATTTATGGAAGCAACAATTCCTATGGCAAATGATGTAGGTAAAAAAGGTCAACCAGTACAAAAGGTTGGGCGTAGAAAATAATGCCTGTTTCATTTAGACCAAAAGGTAAATCTCAAAAAATCGCAGAGAATCTTTTAGGTGTTAGAAAACCTAAAAATAAAAAGAAAAATGGTACTAAGTGAAATTTTATAGGGATGGAAATCCATCCCTATGTATCATTTTATTTTTTATAAACAGATATTATAATTAAATTAGCAAGTTCTTGTAGTGTATAATTATGTTGAAATGCTAACTTATTGTATATTCCATTCGTTTCTTTAGATATATAAACTGTTTGTCTTTTTATTATGTTTTTATAGTCAAAATTAATTTTTTCTTTAAATTTTTTATAAAAAACATTGATTGCATTTTCAAATAATGCTGATAATAATCGTAAATTAAAGTTATCATGATATTCTCTAATTTCTTGTTCTTTATCTTTTAAGAGTTGATAACTTTCTTGATTAAGTCCGATTGTTTTTTTAATCTTCTCCATTATCCATCCTTGTCCTCTCAAGAGATTTTTCTTTATTATAGAGCAAGTCTATTGCTGTAATCATTACATCTTTATATGAGGGTAATTTCTGCCATTTTTTACGTTGTGCGCGTGCTTCAAGTATGTATTGAAATTTTATCTCAGTTTCTTCGTTTATTAGTATTGTTATTTTTCTCATATTATTTTTATTTTTCGTTATTAATATTTATTTCTTATGGTACCTTCTATATTTCCACCATAAAACTTAACAGTAAATATACATTGTTGTAGCTGTTGTATTAATGATTGTATTCTTTTATCAATAAGTTCTAGTGATTCTTCTTCATTAAGTATTTTTTGTTCAAATTTTCCATCCTCGTCAACATATTGACATGGAACATGGCTAAGAATTACTCGATATTTATCACCAAAAACTATTGAAACTTGATGTGTATCATCAATATTTTTAGTAGAAGACCATTTAATATCTGTTAGTTTTTTACTAAGTTCTTTAAATGTAATTAATTCTTTCATAATATACCTTTCATATGTTAATTTTCATTATGTCTATAATGATAGTCTTCGATGTCACGGCGTGTATTACTGCGTGCACGCATTACTGCATTTTCATGTGATACACTTATTAACAATACAATAAAAATAAACATTCCTATGCCCATTTTTGTTAGTTCCTTTCATAGTTTTATTATAATTTTATAATAACACAAAGTATACAAGGTGTCAATAAATTTAGTAAAATAGTGTTATCATTACATAATAATTTCTATAAAATCATCTTTCTATTTATAGTATTTATACAGTATATATTAGATATGTAGTCTAGAAGGAGTTATATGCAAGAATATAATGGATGGATACGATATACTAAGTTAAAAAATAATGATAGTCCTACTATTGGTTCGCAAATTTTGAGTAAAGTTAGTGCTAAGAAAGATAATACGCATTGTGCGCAAGATCAAGTTGATGAAGAACTTAAAGATTATCCAAATCAAGTATTAGAATGTCTTGAGAATGGAAAAAAACATTTTGATAGTGATTTTTATATACATGTATTGTTTTGTTTAGATAGAATACTTGATGGAGCTAAAAAGAATATTTTTGCTGCTCAACGTTCATGTCCTATTCCATTTTATGATCAAGCAGTTTATAAATATCATAAAAAAGATGAAAAATTAGAATTACTTTGGATTGTTCCCGATATAGATCTATGTAAGTTATATAGATACAATGTTAATCTTGTTCCAGATGATGAAAAAGATTTATATAAAAATATTATAGATTTTTATAGTGGAGAACTAGCAAAACGTGAATATTTTGAAAATAATAAAATTCTAAAAAAAATATATCCAGTAACTAGGAGTTAATATGAGTGAAGAAGTAATAAAAGATGAAGTGCAACCAGAATTAGTAGAAAATACTCAAGTTGAAGAAACAATAGATGAGCAACCAGAACAACAAGAAGAAGTAAGATCAGAAGATACTAATAATACTTTCCAAGATAATATTAAAAATTTAAGAGAATCTAAAGAACGTGAAGCACAACGTGCATTAAAAGCAGAATATGAACGCGATCAACTCATAAAATATTTTGAAACAATGAAACAACAGGCAAATGGTCAACCAGTTCAAGAACCAAATGAATTAGACATTAAAGATGATGAATATATAGATGGCAAACATCTTAATAAAGTAACTAAACAAATACAAAATATGCAAAATGAGTTGCATCAATGGAAACAATATAGCGAAGAAACAACAGCAGAATTAAAATTGAATAATGAATTTTCAGATTTTAATAGTGTAGTTACAGCAGAAAATGTTAAAGAGTTTATCAAAAGATATCCCGAAATGCGTAGTATTGTACAAAATAATGATACACTTTATAATCGTGGCAAAGGAACATATAAAGCTATAAAAAAATTTATGGGTGATAATTTAAAATCTAATATTAATAAATCACAACAAACTAAAATACAAAATAATAGTATAAAACCACGTCCTACTTCTTCTATACAAGAACAACAAAATTCTCCTTTATCAAAAGCAAATCTTTTTGCTAATGGATACAATGAAGATATTGGAAAAGCTCTTGAAGATGAAATGTATGACGCTATTTCTCGTTATTAAGGTGTTTCTTGTATGGGCGATTAAACTTACTTCTTCTTTAATCGCCTATGCGTCTATAAGAATTATTTTAAATCTTTTTGTTTTTCATTCTATAGTCAAAAAGGCTGTATGGAATTCGCCAATCCACTTTTTTGGCTGTATGGAATTCGCCAATCCACAAAATAGCTGTAAGGGTTTCGCTAACCTACTATAGGAATATTATTTATACATTTTTAAATTAGGAGTAATCATGGCTATTACTACTACAACTATACTACCACCTCCAATAGCGCAAAGTTATGCATATAAACTTTTACGTTCTAGAACAAGAGCACTTATTCATGGTCTTCCATTAGAACAAAAAGTATTACAAATAAATAATGGAAATACTCTTCGTTTTAGAAGATATTTTCCTCTTGTAACTAATACAACATCTCTTGGAAATTCTGGGGCAACACCTCCAGGACAACAACTTAATGCCGTAGATATTGATGCAAGAGTACAATGGTATGGAACATATGTTACATGTAATGAACAAGTTGTATTAACATCTCAAGATCCAACTTTGAATGTATTGGCAGAACGACTTGGTGTCTTTATGAAAGAAACTGATGATGAACTTATCAGAGATGTTCTAGCAAGTACAGCAACATTCCAAAATTGTGTTTATGGTACTAATGGTGATACACCAACTGATGTTACTGCAGAAGATATGGCAAAAGCGTATCAAACATTACGTAGTAATGATGCATATCCTTGTATTATGGGTCGTGAAGGATCAGATAAAGTTAATACAACGCCAACTCGTGAAGCATATTATGCATTATGTCATACTGATTTAATTAGTGATTTGGATGCAATACCTACATTTGTAGAAAAAATTAAATATCCTAATCAGATTGGCATTAAACATTCTGAGCATGGTACACTTAATGGATTTGCATTTCATGTATCTTCACAAGGATCTATAAGTACTACATTATCGGTTAATCTTGCTAAGATATATAATATATTTTGTGTAGGAAAAGAAGCTGCTGCACGCGTATCCCTTGAAGGTAATGCTAAATTTGTGTATACGCCACCATTAGATCCTTTACATCAAAATTTTACTGCTGCTGTTAAATGGGTACAAGTACCAAAAATTCTTAATGATTTATATTTATTAAGAGTTTGTGCAACTCTAAACGTCTAAATAAATTAAAGGATAAAATATGGCTACTATGCAAGGTAATTATATTTCTGATGAGACAACTAAATATTTAGAGATTCCTTTTGATGTTAATTGGTTTAGCATTAGAAATATTACACAAATGGCTGCTGCTGTTGGTGGTGCTGGTCAAATGACTTCAGCATTTTGGCAACAAGATGAAGCATATGGTACGGGTATTTTGAAGGAAGCTACTATTGATGCTTCTGTAACTACTGATTTAGATGCAACTAATGGTTTTGTAAAAATTGATACAAGTCAAAGTCCATTAGGAACCATGGAAGTACATACTGGTATAACAAATGCTGCACCTCCTGTTATGACTGTTGCTGATGCATTATTGTATCCTACTGGTAGTATAGTGCGATTAGGACTTGCTACAGGATCTACAACAATTCAAAATCTTGATTTTACTGTTCATTATAATGCTCCAACATCAATTAGATTAGAATATATGATTGCTCCTGGAGCTGCATCTACTGGAGGAAATGTCTTTCCATTAAAGTGGGATGGACCGTGGTATCCAAGAAATAGAACTATTTGTAGTATTACACAAGCTGCTCAAGCTGTTATAGGAATGACTGTAACACATGAGTTTGAAGTAGGTGATATAGTAAGACTTATGGTGCCAGTTGAATTTGGAATGGTAGAAGCTAATGGTAAAGAAGTAAAAATAACAGCAATAAATAGAGATATTACTACTCCTGTTAATACTATTACTGTTGATTTAGATACTACTACTTATACAGCATTTGCTTGGCCTGCAACTGGAACAATTCTTTTTTCAACGCCAGAAGTTATACCACTGAGTGGTCCAATTATCAATACAGCATATAGAGGTATTAAAATTGTACCTGGTGCCGCCAATCCTGGTGGTGTAGCTGGTGATGTAATGTATTGGATTGCTGGTGATTCATTTGGAATATAATATTATGGGGGCATGTGCCCCCTTTATTTTTTAAGGAGAATTTTATGGAAAATATAATAAATAAAGAAGAAGAAAAAATTAATAATACTAATAATACAATACTTGAAGAAACTTTAAATACAAATAAAAAAGAAAACATAAGAAAAAGAAAACCAAAAGAACCTATGGTTGAAGGTATATTTAGAAATTTAGAAATACCAGGCTCTCCATTAACATTTTCATTTTCTATTGATAAGAATCCTGCTAAAAAATATACATTAATAGATGGAGAAAAAGTTACATTACCACTTAGTGTTGCTAAACATATTAATAATTGTAAATATTCTGTCAATAAAGCTGAAATAGATAGTCGCGGTATTTGGATTGGTGTCCATAGAGATGAAGTACATCGTTTTTCATTTAGACGTATTGATAATCTTATGGAAGATGCATAGTAAATAAAAAGGAAGTTATGTGTCAACATTTTTAAAGATTAAAGAAAAAGTAAGATTATTAACACAAAATCCAACTGCTTTGCAACTTTCAGAAGCTGCTCTTAAAGAATATATAAATACTTTTTACCTTTATGATTTTCCTCAGATTGTTCAAACTAATGATCTAACTAGTGAGACAACATTTGCTACAACACCAAATGTTGAACGCTATTCTTCTACAACATTGCCACTTCTAAATAATTTATCTTACTTTATAGATTTTGTTGTTATGACTGATCAACCTATATATATAGCAGGAAGACCAATACAGTTATTTCAAGATCAACAAGAATTTTATAATTATTATGGTAAATGTAAAACATTAGGATCGATAGGAACTGGTGATGGAGTAACTACTAATTTTGTTTATAATTTACCAACTACTGTATTGCATGTTTCAGTAGTTATAGGAACATTAAATGCGGCTGGTGAAGCATTAATAGTAGTTGATAGGCCTAATATTGATGCATATCAACGTTATACTACTACTGGTAATTTAGTTGATCAAGCAGGTACTGCTATTGGAACTATTAATTATCTTACTGGTGCAATTGATGTTACATTTGGTGCTGCTCCTGCTAATGGCGCTGATATTACCTATGAAATGTTTGCATTTCAAGCAGCAATGCCTACTGGTATTTTATTATATGCTAATACATTTTTTTTACGGCCTGTACCAGATAAAGTATATGAAGTTAAGTTTAAAACACGATTAATACCAACAGCGTTTAATCTTGATACTGATACACCACTTGTTACAGAATGGTGGCAATATATAGCATATGGTGCAGCAAAAAAAATATTTGAAGATAGAACTGATTTAGAAGGTGTTTCTCGTATAATGCCAGAATTTACTCGTCAACAAATATTAGTAATGCGAAAAACTAATTTAAATAAATCTAAAGAACGTACATCAACAATATTTAGTGGATCCGATAATCTCGCAAATTCATGGTCATACTTTAATCATTTTTGATAGGATTTACTATGGATAAATTTTTAATAGCTCCGATTAATTCTGGTCTTCAAACTGACTTAGTACCATTCATGTTGATGGATGATGCATTTTCATTTTTACAGTCTATGTTTATATATAATGGTAAAATAAGACGTTGTGCTGCATCTACAACATTATTACTTGATGGAACTACTGATTATATGGGTTCACGATTAAAAATTCGAATTGGTGTTACAAATGCAATTACAGGTGATCTACCTGCAACTGTTATTCCTGGTATAGGAGAAATTGGGCAACAATTTTCTGTTGATTATGCACAAAAATTTACTGTATATCAAGCAAATGGTGCTATGTATGTATCACCAGTTGGTGCAACAGGAACATTTAATGTAGGAACAAATACAGTAACAATTACTGGTGCAACGCCAAATACTATAGTGTATTGGTATCCTTGTACTCAAGTAGTTGGTTTTGCTAATTATTTTACCACTCAGACAATATTATTTGCTTTTGATTTAGAATTTGCATATAGATTTGATGCTACTGGATTTGAAAGAGTAGTTGGAGGAGCTGGTTTATTTACTGGGACAGGAAACTATAAAATTCAATATGAAAATTTTCAAGGAGCAGTTTCTGGTGAACCAGCATTATTTATTACAAATAATGTAGATAATATTCGATATTATACTAATACTATACCAACATTTACAAATTTTATTCCTGCTACATCAGCAGTAGCAAATTATAATATAAGAAGATGTATAGATATTATAGTATTTGAGGAAAGATTATTACTTTTAAATACTGTTGAATATGAAGGTGCAATAGCAGAAGTATCGCATCATAATAGAATAAGATATAGTGAATCTGGTAATGTATTTGCAGTAGATTCATGGTATCAAGCACCAGCAATAAATAATAAAGGTGGATTTGTTGATCTACCTATAGATGAAGTTATTATAACAGCAGAAATTCTTGGTGGTAGACTAATTATATTTACTGAAAAATCATTATATGAACTTGTTTCAACAGGAAACTATAGAGAGCCATTTCAAGTTTCACGTATTGATAGTACATTAGGAACGTCATCACAAAATGTTGTTGAAGTTAATAATGAATTATTATTTGTAAATAATTTTGGTATTTATACTACTGATGGAAATAATACAAATAAAATTAGTATTCCATTAAATGATACATTTGATGATTATGAATATAGATATGGCACTATATATAAAGATGATGATTATGGACTTATTTATATTTTAGCATCTACAGAAGTAAATAATGAATATCCAAATATTATGATTATATATAATTATATAAATAAAACTTTTAGTATTATATTTAGTCTTCAAACAGCTATTGATAAAATATATTATGGTAGTGCTGGAGATAGATTC